TAAGAATATGGATTGAATTTGTGAAAAACTACAAATCCATTTTGTGCCAAAATATTACAATTGTCAATGTCATCATCAAATACAAACTTTATTTCATTGTCATAAAAATTATTTATGATATATTTTTCTTTTTCTTCTTCCCAAATAATTGCATCATACTTCAATTCATTTGATTTAAGCCATGCTAAAGTGTCTGAATAAATTCTGAATATTTTTTTATAAGGTCTAGCAGTTATTAAAACAATAAAAAATCCATATTTTTTTAATTCTTCTAACAATTGCTTTGAGCCTTCTACAACTCCCATTGTTCTCTTAATTCCCGACAATCTATATGCTCTTTTCAAGTCATATTGAGTTTTCTTCAAAACATCAGTTTCCAAATCTTGCAAATTAGTATAGCTTGTAAGCAACTGCTCATTTACAAATTTCATATAATCTACCGGCCATGTTGCTAATACACCATCTAAATCAATGAATGCTATCTTTTCTTCTTTTTTATTTTTAATATTGTTTATTATTAAATCTTGCTCTAACTTTGCATCAACTACATTTGATTTGTCTAAAAACTTTTGATATATTTCTTCTGAAGAAAAACCATTCATAATCAATATGCCCATCAAATATTTTAAGACATCAATACCCTCTTCCAAAAAGTTGTCTTTAATATCTTCTTCATCTTTGTTAACATGCATTTTCCAGTTCAATTCATCCAATAATTCACTTGCCTCTTTGATGATTGCTAAAATATATTCTTTGTTCCATCTTACAGACATCTCAGGAACTTGAGGTATTTTACTCATATCATCAATTTTGTGTTTTATTTTAAAAAACTTTTCAGTAAATTGCTTTTGAATATTGTATATATTCTCAAATTTGTCCATGGATTTGCTCTTTTATTTTATTTGATTGTTGAATAACTTCACCCAATTTTACTTTGTGGCTCCATTGTGCATATCTTCCAAGCATGTGAATGTCGGATACAGTTTGTATATTTGCACTCTTTACAATTTGAATTGGTAAGTTTTCCATTTTATAAACTACTTGATAGCCACATATTGTTTCTTGCTGTTTTGGTTGTTCTGATTCATAAACCACATAGTCATCAATATATGTGCGGCGAGTATAATCACCCTGTATTGAATAAATATAGTTGAAATTGCCGGCAAGCAAAGGAATGTCTGTGACATAGAAATTTTTATTTTTGGTAGATAAGTCTAAGCTGTCCAGTTGTTTATTAGACTTCAATAATTTTTTCAATATTTTCAAAGAAATGGTGCTTACTAAATTGTCATAACTAAATTGTCTATAACCGTCCAAAGAAATCATTTTAGATTCTGTATTAATAGATTCAACTGCACCATGAATAATCTGATTTCGTTTTTCAAGCATTGACAGCATTGTTTGAAATAAATAAACATAACTATTTTTTATTCCTTCAAAAACATAGTGCTCTATTTCATTTCTACCTTCCGACAAAAATGTAGGTTCATATTGTTCTGTGCCCCTTGTCAATAAAGAATACTTTCTTTTAAATGTGTCATCAGCCCAATCTAATACAAAACCATTTTCATCTTCATAACCAATTCTACAAATTGTTTCTTGTATTTTTAATTTATTTTCTTTAAAATAATCACTAACTAAAAAATTAACGTATTCAAGAAAAAATTCAGTATGTTCTGATTTTTGAAGTAATCTTGGGCCCAATTGATACTTAGAATTAATTTGACCTAAAGGATTTTTATCAATAATCTTAAAGCTTTTGTCTAAAAATGCCAATGTCAAACCGGCAACACCGCCACCGATTATATAGTTGTTCATTGAAGTATTACTTTAAAGGGATTGAGTTCATCAATTATTTCTCCACAATCACGACAAAATGCTATTTCAACTGGAATGTATGCAGGTTTACTATCCTCAGTATACAACGGTGAAATTTTCTTTATTCTTGTTTTGCTGTCGAAAAATATACATCCACATGTACATTTAACATCTTCCAAATCATTGAGTTTTAAATTCAAGTTTGCTTTAATTTTTGGTTGTCCTTGTTGCATCTTTGTTCTCCTTTATTTTATTTTTTATATTGCTATTGGTGCTTCTATTTTTGGATGACACTGATAATTATTTAATTTTATGTCCGTATACTGCCAGTCAAATATGCTCTTGAAATTTAATATCTCTATTGTGGGCAGTTCAAAGGGGACTCTTCCAAATTGTTCTGTTGCCTGCTCTTTATGATTTTCATATAAGTGAGTATCTCCAAGCTGTCCAACCAATCGCCGTGGTTTCAAATTTAATTCTAATCCCAATAATGTCAATAACAATCCATAGGATGCTATATTATATGGCAATCCTAAAAATGTATCTACACTCCGCTGAACCCAAATCAAATCTAAATAATAACCATCGCTCAATATTTGCCAAGCATAATGACAGGGTGGCAATGCCATTTCATCTAATTCATCTGGACGCCAAGCTGTCACCAATAACCTTCTATCTAATGGATTTTTCTTTGCTCTATCTATTACATTTTTTAATTGGTCCAATGGTGTATATTTTCCTTCTATAATTACTTCCATATCTGTTCCAGATTCATCTGTATCCCTAAAGATAGTTTTCAATTCTGAAAAATTTCTCCAATGTCTCCATTGAACTCCATAAATACGACCTAAATCAGATTCTTCTTTCTGAAGTTTATTCTTTAATTCTTTTTCACCTAGAATATTGTCTCTATCGCTCATATTTGACAAAGCAATCATTTTTTCATTAACTTTTTTAGGATTAGCCCATTCATCCCAGATTGTGCAACCTCTTTCTTGTAGCCATTTCTTATCACTTAAACCTTTAATAAAAAATTCAAGTTCTGCTGATATTGATTTTATTCCCATTTTCTTTGTCGTGAGCAGTGGAAAACCGTTCCTCATATCGTGTTCGAACTGATAGCCTGAAATAGATCGTGTGTTCACTCCAGTGCGTGTTTCTTTCTCAAGACACATTGGGCCATATAGTAAATCATTCAATAGTAGTTGATATTGTATCATTCTGGCATGCTCCATTTTCTTACTTTAATATCTTTATTTTCTTGATCTAATTCAAAATGTGCATCAAATAAATCTTCAGCTAATTTTTGTGCAAATTCTTCATTCAACTTATTCCATTCCTCATTTATTATTTTATCTTTTTCAATAGCACCTTTTTCTTCTTCATCTGTTAATTTTCTGTCATCATCGAACCAAGCATCAAATCGTAATCTAATCAAATTTTTATGTTGTAAATCAAAAAATGCATCTTGCCTATCATAGCTATACATTTCTAAAAACTTTTTATAATGTATCATATAGTCTGCAGCATCTTCTATGCTTTCAGCATGAAACCACTGTGTCAAAATTGTAAAAATATTGCTACCAGTTTTATTACCATCAATTGTCAACCCATCTTTCATTGCTTCATTGAGAGCTGCAAATCTTTCTTCATTACTATATTTTATCATCTTTATACTCCTTAGAAACTATCAATACTCTATCATCTAAAATATTTTTAATTGCAGGTTCAACATCTTTCCACTTTAATTTTCCATTTCCACACCCGGGTCTGGGCAAATATACTCTGGGAATTTTAAATTCATTTATATATTTCATTAACTGTTCTGCTGATTTTTTTATCAATGCAATGTCAGAGTTTTCAAACCAGTTGTGTTTTGTTGGATATGAAAACAACCTTTTGTCTGCAAACATAAAAACATTGTTGCCCTGCTTCTTTATAATTGAGCCTAAATCATTTGCTAATTCTTTAAATTTTTCTTTTGCTTCTTTAGCAACACCTGCTCCCATTACACATTCACCGTTTGTTTTCACAAAACCATTTGTTGTAATACAAATATACGCTTCAGGATCTTTTCTGTAAAAATCCCAAATATTTCCCTTCATTTCAATCATTTTTCCTCTTTTGGTTGAATTTTATTTGCATAATTATCATTTGCCCAACCCGTGCCTACAAGAACCCAACCGGCAATATTTTTTGAATATATTCTTTTGGCTTGTGCAAAGCATGTTGGACACAAAATGTCTTGTTTGTATTTAACTGGATCGAAAATTGTCTTAAAAAAGACTTCGAAAACATGACCATTGTCGCATTTAAAGTCGTATGTTGGCATATTATAACTTGTTTTCTATAAATATATAATTAATTTCTTAAATAAACATTAAAGCATCTTTATACCATTGTGGAAAAAGATTTGAATTTTTCTTATAAAAATATGTGAAATCGCTGTCTAAAATATATGTCACACAATGATCTGTAGAATTTCTTACTGATCTGCCACTTGCTTGAATGATTGTCTTAGTTGTTTCCCATTCATACCAACCCGGTATTCTTTCCATTTTGGTGGTTATATAATTGTCTCCCAAATATGGAAACGGAGTCTTTACAATTATTTGAAATCTCGACAAATCATCGTATAAATCTATTCCTTCTGTCAAAGATGGTGAAACTAATATTGTCGGCTCTTTAGTTCCCAAATGCAATTCATACATTTCAATTCTATTTGTAGCATCATGAACAATAAATCTATTTTTGTGTCTTACCTTCTTGGTAATATAATTAGCAATCTTATAACTGTTGCAATGTATAATGCCTTTTTCATTTTTGTGTTGTGAATTTATTAATTTATATATTACATCAGCTATTTTGGGCAAATTATTATCTATGTTTTTATAGCTCAATGAACAAACATTGGTGACGATAACTGCTCTATTTTGCTTTTCAAATGGCGAACCCAAAGACAAAAATTCAGTATCATCCATTGGTATTCCTACATTTCTACAAAAAACATTTTTATCCAAAATTGTTCCGCTCATCAATAAAACTTTCTCACCTTTGCAAAACAGTTGATTGTAAGAATATTTAGAAGCAAATATAGGTCTCAATACAATTTCATCACATTCTTTGTTTATGCTCATCACCCACTCATCTACAACAAATCTTGATATACATCTATTCAATTGACCAATTAGTCTTTCTATTCGCTCAAATTGCTTTAATGATTGACCACCATTTATTATTTCATCCTCACTAAATAATTTTATTCTGTCTTCTAAACCACTTCTTATTTTTTCTAAATGAGCCAATAAAGTAGTTTCAATCCATTTAACAACATGCTCAATTGGTTTGTCACCTATCCAATTTATGCCAAGATTTTCCATTACATATTTATTCAGTGTGACAGATACAAAATCAGAAATTACACTTTCCAAATTATGAGCTTCATCAACAATCAATACTTTTCTTGTGCTTATTTCATTTGAATATTCAACATGATTTAAGAAAAAAGCAATATTTGTAAGTGATATTGGGCTTCCCAAAAACATTCTTTTGTCTTGTTTGTAGGGACAATCGCAATATTTTCCTTTATAAATACCATTAATAAGTGTTCCCATGGGACATGTTATATCATCTTTGCCTGGGCATTCATAATGTTCTTTTGACCAAATTGTGGGCAACCATTTAAAATCATTTTGATATTGTTTTTGTAGCACTCTTTGTGGTGTCACAATCCATGCAGATTTTTCTTCCAAATTATCAAAGTATTTTGCAACTGTAATAGCAATTGCACTCTTACCCACACCAGTCGGCAATTCTAAAATTACATATCTTTTATTCTGGAAATTATTCAAGATAAAATTTATAGATTCTTCTTGTTGTTGTCTAACTTCTTTATATGGAAAAAATTGAATCCAATCGTTTTTGGTTATCATAACTGCTTAAATGTCTTTTTGAATATTTCATCAACCCACACAAAAGGAACATGAATTGAATTTTTGATTAAATGCATCATATATTCTGCTCCCCCTGGATTGCATGAATGTACAATAACTGATTGTCCGTTTTTTAATGGATTTTTTTCTATCCATCTAGCAACTTCTGAACCCGTATTTTTGTCATCATGATTAACAAAAACTTCACCACCTAAATCATGATCTAAAAATATTAAACTATATTCACTTAGTTTCAATAATTCAATACAATTTTGAGCAGTATCACAATAATCAACTCTATCTATTCCATGAAAAGATCTGAATCTTTCTCTAAATTGTTTTATTCGTTCTAAATTATCTTCTAAAACCAGTATTTTCATCTGTTGTCTCCGCTCCCTTTTAAAACTCCCCTGTCTTTTCTTGAAAATAATTTTTCAATATTTTCATTGGCTATTTCATCTAATGAAAAGCCTAAATCAGTTGATAGATTAGCAACATACCAAAGAACATCCCCAATTTCTTTTTTTAATAACTGTCTTCGTTCTTCAGACATAACTTCGCCATTTTCATCTCTCAACCATTTTTTAATTTTTTCACAAACTTCTCCAGACTCACCAACCAATCCTAATGTCGGATATATAATTGTAAATTTATCTGGATAGATTGCTGTTGAATTTGCTTTTTCTTGATATTCATTGAAGTCCATATTTTCTCCTTTTTTTTAATTACATTTTTCCCAAGTGCAAGATGTGCATGATGTACAACCTGTTTCATTATAAATAACTTCGGAGCCGCATTGAGGACATAAAATTCCTGTTGCAATTTCTCCTGCTTTAATATATTTTTTCAAAACTCGACTAGCTGCAGCCGTTAATGAACTTAAATCTTCAGTTGATTTGCTCAACTGTTCAACTAAAAACTTTATTGGCACACCGTGTCTCATTGATGTTGAAACAACTCTAAACAATTCAGACTCAACAGGTTTAAAATAACCTGAAAAATCTTCTATTTCAATATCTTCACCAATAACAAGTTTATATTGTCCCTTTTTAACTTTTTCAATTATGCCTTCTTTATAAGCAAACTTAAAATTCAATCCATTCATTTTTCCACAGAAAATTTCGTATGGAGCACCGTTCAACAATCCAATTGCAACAATAAATTTTTCACCTTTAACAGTAATACTATAAACATCTGCAGGTAGTTTAATTGGTCTTTTGGGAGCTGAAGATGCATGAATATAGTCTTTGGATAAATTTAATTCTTCTAATTCTTCATCACTGAAATTTGAGGAATGAATAGTAATTTTTTCTTTCTGTAATTTAAATGCCAATTCCTTAAACGGAATATAAGAAATAATTCCATACATTTTTTTATCTGGAAAAGCAGCAATAGACTTTACTCCTGTTTCATATGCTTTCAATATGAATTTATATGTGTCTTTCCAGTCTGCTCCCTCTGGTAGCATATATGTGACTGAAATTGAAGAGTCAACTGACTTCATTGCTCGACTCATTAAATCTAATTTGTCAAGTGGATTGATTTCAGTTGCATTCTTAAACTTAAATTTATCTTTATTCTCATCTATTATTTTTGCAACCTTAGTTCCAACTTTTCCATCCCAGGTGTCTTTAATTGTATCTGATTTTATACCCAACTCAATCCCCATTATTTCAAATGCTTTTCTAACAATGCCCGGAACAATAAAATAATATTCATATTTACCGCTCATACGAGTTCTCTTCCAATAATATAAACCAAAACCAGGTTCAATTCCATAACTCATTACCATATTCCTAAACATCAAACTTAAAGTTCCTGTTGGCGCAATTGATGAAACTGTCACGTTTCTCATGGCATCAAATTCTAATTCTTCATATCCTCTACTTTTTAAATGCTTTTGTAGTTGTTTTATAAATCCAGACTTTAATATTTTTTCTTTGTTAAATAAACCAAAACTTCCCTTTTCTTTTCCTAATGCAATTGTTGATTTGTAAAGAGCATAATTATACATCTCTAAAAAATAATCAACTTTCAAATTAGCACTTTCACTGCCATACTCAAGATATTGTTTAAATAACCATCCACCAATATTTGTTATTCCTGCACCTGTTCTTCTTAATTTTTCTATTGCTAATCGTTGATGTGGTGTTGCGTATGTTTGATGTTCCAATTCATATGTGTTTACATTGTCTAAAAATCTATTTATTGATTCGCCAATTACTATTAACTCTTCAGCATATTCAACAGAGTCAATAGAAAATCTTTCCATATTAATTGATGATAAAACACATAAACTTTCACGAGATAAATATTGTTCTGAACATGCATTTGTCGAAAGTATTCTGGGATCATATAAATCACGAGGATCATATATTGCGTCTGAATTTGAATATTCTCTTGCTATATCAATATTTTGTATTCCGGGTTCAGCATTATTAGTCATGTTTTGAGCAATTAACTCTAATAACTTTTTAGCCTTAACTGTCTTTTTAATAACTTGTTCTTTTTTATTGTGTGTTGCAAATTTAAACCATTGTCCAGCTTCATTCATTTTACAATCAGCATCTATAGAATGAACATCTAATAAAATTGGTTGCCCTTTTTTAATAGCTGGAATTTTAAAATACAATTCCCAATCTTCATTGTTTTCAACTGCTTTATAAAAATTATTTGTGATTTGAACTGATATGTTTGCGTTTTGTATTTTTGTATAGTCAGATTTTACTGTAATAAACTCTTCTATGTCGGGATGTTTTATATTTAAGGAAAGCAATATTGCTGGTATTCTACCTTTTTGACCCACAAACTTTGCCATTGAATCTAACCATTGAAGCCAATGAACAACACCTGTGCTTTCGACTGCTGAATTTAAAATTTCACTTCCTCTCGGTCTTAATCTTGAACCATCAATGCCTAAACCTTGTCTATATGCAGCAGTTTTTGCTAATGTATAACCTGTATTTTTAATAATTGATTCTAAGTTGTCCCATTCTCTAGTATCATCTAATACTCCCATAGAAATAGTCGTGCAATTGGCTAAAGATATTTTTTTATCTGAACCTGCACCTTGCATAATACTTCCAGCAGGATGCCACCAATCATTGTATATTTCGTCAAACCAACGTTCAGCCCAATATTTTTGAAGTTCTGGAGTTGTTTCTACAGAGGCAATTGATTCACAAACTCTTTTGAGAGCTTGAACATAAGTTTCTTCTGGATGTAATTTATATTTTCTATTGAAAGCATCAATTGAAAATTGATTGTTGTTAAAGTATTCTTCAGTGGTTTGATTTTTTACATCTTCAAATTTAACCAAATTTTTTCTCCATATCGAATTGATTAATTAATTATTTAAAATTAATTAATTTAAAAGTTAAAATTATACCAATATCCAAGTAGTTATTTTGAGTGAAAGTCAAGTATGTATAACCCACTATACCAATTGTGAAATTGTTAGTTTTTACAATTTACGAATTTTTATTTTTGAAGGCCTTATCCTGAATAAATATTAAGTAAATTTTTTTTGTTTAAATATTTTTTACATTTATTGATGTTTATTTTTGTTCATTTCATTATAACGATTTTGTAATGCTTTTTTAATTGCACTATCACCATTCATTTTTTCAGTTATAATTTTTCCTTGCAAACTTGTTGGATCAAAAATTGATAAACTTCCATTATAGACATTAAATTTTGCAGGAAAACGAATTTTATCAACACCGAATCTATTTTTAATTATAAAAATTCGTGCTGTTTTTGATTCATTATCTAATTCTTTTCTTGAAACAGACATTATAAAGTCACCAATCATTATTTTTTGATAATCTTCACTTATTTGTTCTCCAACAATGATGTCTGATTCTGCACCAGAACGATTAGATTGTGATGCTGTCCAAACTGGTATATTAAAATCACCCGACATTCCTCTCAATTCTACATATATATTTCCAAGTTCTAATCTTTTTTCTTTGAAATATCTTGGTGCTTTTAACAAGTCACCATAATCAACAACTATCAAATCTGGCTTTAATCCAAACTGAATTGAACGTTCAATATGGCTACTCAACATATCAACAGTTGCTCTATTGGGTGGGTATTCTTTTATTAACAAATTTCCTTTATTTTCTTTCAAATTGTTTAGAGCCTTGTCAATATCTTTTTCATTAAACTTCAAATCAGTCATATTTAAATCAGTAAATCTACAATAATATCTTCTTGACATCATTTCTTTACTTAATTCTAATGTATAATGAAAAACTGTTTTTCCAAGTTTTAATGCATGTGCTCCAACACTCGATAAAACCCAAGTTTTACCACCACCGGGTGAAGCAACCACAATAAATAATTCTCCAGTTTTTGAATCTCCTGCACCACCCTCTGTAATTTCATCAACTATTTCCCAAGGTGTGCCAATAGTATTTCGTTTAGCTTCTTCAAGAATTTCTTTAGCACTATGTTCTAATAATTCTAAACCCATATCAGAACTCATACCTGCTCTTTCAGCTTCTTTAAAACGCATTTTTATTGATTCATAGTCACCCTTTTTCAAATCATCAACTGACTTGTATATTGCATTCTTATAATTTTGATTGATACAAAAATCTAAAAAATCTTTCTTTATATATTCTAAATCATTAGACTCTCTATAATCATATGCATCCTTTAATTTTTTTATAATATTTTCTTTTAATTGCTCATTAGTTTCTTTTTCAATTTCACATTTAAAAACTTCTAATGTGGGACTATTTTTGTGTTCATGAAAATAGTTCTTGATTGTATTGATTAACCACTGATTGGCTTCTGAATCAAAAAAATCTGAAAACAATATTTCATCAACTTGCAATAAAAAATTCTTATTATAAATTAAGCAAGCAATTACTTTAGATTGGTATGTTGGGCCGAATGTAGATAATTTATCTAATTCCATTTTTTCTTTTTACCTTTTTTAAATAAGTATAAGTGTGTTTTCTAAACTGCTTTTGCAAAAGAATTTAGAACTAAAAAATTTGATAAAACCCATTCATTGATGTTTTTGAATGAATTCCATAATTTGTCTTGCTTGACAAGCTCTTGTATATTAACAAGATTTATTTCAGGTATTTTGTTGTTCACCAATCCAACAATTTTTAAAACTGCACTATTTGGTATGTTTGTGTTAGTCAATTTCATTAGTCTATAATTCATCAGGTATTGGTCTTTATGGTCTACAAGCAATTGATATGCTCTACCACCCTCTAAATGATTTTCTGCATAACGTAGCACATCATCCGGCACATATTTTATATTCTCTTGTAGAAATTCATAGTGTTTTGCTATTGTCTTTGGGCCAAGTCCTTTAATGCCCGGAATATTATCGCTTTTATCTCCCATAAGAGATTTTAACAAAGCAAAATTATATGGTTGCATATTATATATTTGAATAAAGCTTTCTTTATCAATAATTTGTTTTTTAATAGGATTCCAAACTTTAACTCTATCATCAATTAATTGATAAAAATCTTTGTCTGATGAAACTACAAACAATTCTTGCAAATCTTCTCTTTGTTTATATAAATCTGCCAAACAAGCAATTGAATCATCAGCTTCAATATTGTCAATTAAGACAAATGTGACTGGTAAATTTTTTAAATACTTTATAATTCGTAGCATTTGATATTGCATTTGTTTTCGTTCTTCTTCTTCATTCTCCCAATGATATGCTCTGTTTAATCTAGTGCCTGCACCTCGATTTGCTTTATAATCAGGAAAGATTTTTTTTCGTCTTGAAGAAGAATTTTTGCCATCTAAAACTATAAACACTCTCGTAGGCCTGAGTGCTCGTATTGCTACGCCCAATGTATAAAGAAAGCCAACAATGCCTCCTACATGTTGGCCATCATCATTAGTTGTGGGCATAGTCACCCAAATTCTAATAAAATTATTTAATGCATCAATTATTAATACTTTAGAATTTAACTTTAAGTTTTTTTCTCTTTCATGTTCTTTCTCTAAAGTATCAAAAATTTCTTGAAATGTCTTGTTCATTATAAATCTTCCATGACATCTTCAAGCTTTAATGTTGACTTGTCGATTGCCTCAGCCGAATTTCTATCTACATATTTCATAATAATTGCATCACACAAACCGTCATACAATATTTTCTTTTTAACAGGATCATTTAAAATAGCATCGGCAATATTTGAGCTTTGAAAACGTAAAATTTGTGCATTGCCTAATGCATATTGTTCACCATTTTCTTTCCATTCCTGTGCCAACATATACCAACCACCACCCATATCTTTCAATTTATTTTTAGGGCCTTCGGGCTTTGTTTCATCTTCTAGTTTTTTGGCTTTTATTATAACATTATATTTCTTTGCTGTTTCAAACCAAGTTGTTGTATCATCTAAGCCTCTATCAAAATACATATCAAAATCACAATCTTTAAATGGTGGCCCAATTCTACTTTTAATTACCTTACAATTTGTTCTTACACCAATAACATTATCACCACTCTTTATCTTGTTATTCATTTTCAATCTTAATCTTAATGATGCATGAAATGCAATTGCCTTTCCACCACTTGTAGTCCATGGATCTCCAAAAGTCACGCCAACATTTGCTCTCAATTGATTTGTGAATATAAGTGCAATTTTATGTTCAGCAACAATTTTAGTTATCTTTCTCATTGCTTGAGATAATATAATCGCCTTTTGTGTTGCATATCCCTGTTTTGTAAAATCAGCTTCCTCTTCAATTTTATTAGTTGCACCCATCACAGAATCTACAGCAATCGTTATTAATCTTTCACTGTTTGATGATCTAACTTTTTCTATAATATTAGTAATTGTTTGGAGTGCATCTTCAATTATTGGTATTGGTGCATAAATAAAATTACTTAAATCTAATCCGATTGCGGCTAAAAAATCTCTATCTGCGGCATGTTCAGTATCTATCAAAATAGGAATGCCTCCCTTTTTCTGAGTTTCAACTAAAATATGTCCTACCAATAAAGATTTGCCTGAAGACTCAAGTCCATTTATTTCAGTGATACGACCCACAGGAATCCCACCATTTTTCCTGTTGCTTATAAGAATATCTAATACAGGATTTCCTGTCGAAATCCAATCAGAAATATCTGTGGGATTCCACTGTGGATCATCTAAAAAATAGGCACCAAAAGAAGTTTCAGAAGAATTGATTTCATTATAAATCGCATTGACTAATTTATCTCTAACACCAGCTTTGCTGTCAGCTGCGTCTACATCTTTTGCTTTTACTTTTGCCATACTGCTTCCTTATTTTTTCTTGTTGAATAGTTCGTCGAAAGCCTTTTCAGCTTTTTTAACAACTTCTTTGCTCTCTTTTTCTTCTACTTCTTCTTCTTCAGAAGTTTCAGTTTTTTCAGCTGTTTTTTCTTCAGGTTTATTGGCAATCCAATTTTCTAATATCTCTTTCAACTCATCATACTCAAGTTCTTTGAATATATCTGTAATTGCTTTTTGTTCATTAAGATATTTAGTAATAAGTTTTTCAGAATCAGCCAATGGGCTTGTGTTTCTTTTTGTTCTAATTGTTGTTTTACCGAAACTATTTCCAGCTTCTTCAGCAGATTGAAATGTCACAACTAAATCAGTGCCTGTGCTTACATCTGTTATGTCGCCGTAATCAGGATCACTCATTATTTTTAAGATTTCTTCATAAGTATTTTTACCAAATGCCCAAAATCTTACGCCTTCGCTCTCTTCACCACGAACTAAAACAGGAACATAAACTCTAAGTTTTGCTCTCAATGATTTGCTTAGTTTGTAGCTTGTTTGATCTTTAGTTCCCAATAATTCATCAGCAAATCTTTCAAATGGGTCGGGACGACCGAAAGACTTTGGTGACAGATAATTTTTGTTATCTATACCATAATGAAAATAAAGTTCAATAAAGGGATATTCTGCGTGTTTGTAAGGGACGAGTCTGATTGTATGTTCACCTGTTGGTTTCCATAACCCTTCTGTCTTTTTTGTGGTTTCTTGCAAGCCTTTAAGTGTCTTGCGCACTTGTTCCAATAGAGGATTGGTTGCCATAGTAGTTCTCCTTATGTATTAATAGTTAATAGTTAATTATCAATTATTAAAATTTAATAAATGATCTTTTTAATAACCGATATTTGTTAATAAATATAGTGCAAATTTCTATTTAATAAATCATTGCTAAAATATTTTAGGAAATTTAACACCCGCTTGTTTCTTTGCTTGCTTAATCAATTGTTGATTAACATATGATAATGCTTTATCTCTTGCTTCATCATCTTCTTCATATTCGTCAATGCCAGCATTATCTACAATATCTTGAACCAATTCATATGCTTGTTGTTTATTTTTATAGTCGCCCTCATAAGCACTCTTCAACCAGTCTGCATTACTTATAGATGTTTCAAGTTTAGACTGCTGTTGTTTGGCATTGAGTTTTTTAATTGGTTTCTTTGGTTGTTTGGGCTCAGGTGCTTTTCCCATCAATGAAGTTGTCATAGAACCATTTTTATTACTATTGGGATCAAAACCTTGTGCAAATATTCTTTTACCATCTTTAGTCAACAATTCTATTCGTATTTCTTCATCTGGTTTTCCGGGATATATTCCTGTAGGTTCAGCAGGTTCATAAGTAATAACATCACCCCCATATTGTTTTATATAGTCTTTTATATATTCATCGTCAAAATCATCAGCAGTAACTTTTCTAATTACTTTATTTCCTTCTACTGTAGAATTTGGCATTTGACTCAACCTGCTCAATTCAGTATTTATTGCCTTGTCTTTAGAAAAACTTTTTCTTGATTTTTCAAATTCTTTTTCTTGATCTTGATAATCGGGATCTAAAGTTGGATCGTATTTTTTGTCATCTTCTTTATCAATTTCAGCCCCCACTTGCTTAAAATATTTGTCCTTCTCTTTATTTGATTTGCCAAATTCTTCCTTTTCTTTAGCTGTTCCAACAAAATATTGTCCGCCCCTTGGGCCTGTTTGAACTTTTTTTCCTTCAGGAGCAGATTGTCCTTTTTTGACATAAATTTTGTGTTGATCTGCTTCTAAGAAAAAATCTTTATATTGTATTTTACTCTCTTTTATCATTTCATCTTCATTGAATTTACTAACTTTTCCATCAACTTCAACATTATATTGTTTAAATTTCTTATCATAATCAATAACGGTGCCTTGTGCTTTGTTTTTTGCTTTATCATGAGATGCCCATGTTAGCTTAACTTTGTCTCCCTTTTTAAATTTCATTTTACAATCTCCACTATATCAAATAATTTTGTGTTTATTTTTTTATATTCACCACCATTTGTCACCAAAATACAATTGCTATAATTTTCCCAAGGTATTGAGAAATTCTTGTCAAGCTTACCATCATTCAAAACTTGAATCAAGTAGTTTAATGCATTGATTGTATATAATGTGTTAGTATGTTTTTTTCTATGAACACCAATAGTATTCGGCGGAATGTTTTCAATATCAATGTTTGCACTCTCATCAATATTATAACTACAAATCAATTCTTTTTCATCTTCTTTATTCTGTAAAACAAAAATTCTCTCAAATAAAATTGTATATGTCTTCTTTAAATTCTCTATTGTGTCATTTAATTTGCTTGTTGTTGTAAAAGTAATCAGCAACTGTGAATCATTCATTTATTTTCTCCAACTCAACTTAAGTCAAGCGCTTTAATTCATTTCTATATCTCTTTATTTTTATAACTAATGGATCAGCTTGAGATAGTTTGCCACCTTGAGCAACAATGTCATCTGATTGCTTTTCTAAATTTTTTAATTCTCTCTTTAAGAACTCTACTCTATCAGGAACTTCATTGATCGTTCTAACTTTCTCACGTTTATCTTGCTCTGCTTGGAGCCATAAATTTCTTACAAAAACTCTAATTGTTGGATCTGTCCAGTTATTTTCTCTAAGCACTTCAATCAATTTGCTAATATGAGATTCGTTTGTAAAGTCAGGACAACCATCTTCTATTCTTTCACACAAAGTGTTTAATATTTCATCTAAATTTATGTTTGCTGTTCTTGAATGTGTATTCATTTCTATCTCCAATATACATATAAATATTCAAACTTATGAAAGTTTATGCATTTCTTGATAGTTTGTACCATACAAAACAGATACTGGAAATTTGTTATTTTGTTGTAATATATTGACTATTTTATCAATTAAAGGTTTTCCTTCACTTATTTTGAAGTCTATTAAAATTGAATCATAAACATATAGTATGACTTTAGTTTCAAAACTCTTTATTTGCTTAAATAAATCATATAAAATTATCATATGACTTTCTGTTTCCATTGCTTGCATATAATAATTAAATAATTTGTGAGCAGTTATTTTTTTAATTGACCTTGTGTAGATTTTTCTTTTAAAATAATGGGTCTCAAAATATCCTTGCTTTGAATGCAAATCATAAAGCCTAAAGATAAAATCTTGAATTTTTTTATAAAATGTAATGTTCAAAAATTCTTCCGGTATTCCCCCATATATTACATTGAATGACAGTTGTTTAGATGCTTGATATTCTTCTTCTGTCAATTCTGATTTATTGAAATACTGTTTGCCCAAAAACATATATGGATGCTCAGGAAATATTTCACCTATCAAATCAGCCATCAAATAAAAATGACAAGCATCATAATCAATTAACAACAACATTCCATCTTCACCGAAACGACTTATAAATTTTTTTCGACCGCCATCATCTTTGCTCATTGCAACAAAATTAAATCCTCGATATGTGCAAGAAGGGCGACTCGTAATTGTATAAGGATTATACTTAGAATTAGCAAAACCTTCAAAAACGAACTCTTTCTTTAACATACCGTTGCTGACCTTAATTTTACCTGCCTCTATATTATAGAGTGTGTCTAGCATAACACGATTCATTTCTAGATAGGTTTTAGAACCCATATTGGGTGAGAATTGCATAGCTTTCAATATCTTATTTTTGTTGTCTTCTAAAAATTCGATATGTTTTGTGACAGGTATTATTAAATTGTTGTCTGACTTTTTATAGAATTTTCGATATATAAATTTATGTGCTGGTGTGTATTCTTCAAAATCAATTGTTGGCTCACCGTTATCAATGTAGTCTAACATTTGAATGTCAAATAAATCTAATTCGTCATATAAATAATGCTCAAAGTCTCTTTTGTCAATGACAAATTTTCTAGCATTTGAAGACATAATTTTAATAAAAATTTCTGTTGTAAAATCATAGTCTATACCCAATTTGTCTATACAATCAGGGTGATTGAACGGCAATATATAAGACAAATTTTGTTCTATAAAATGAAAATATAATAATGAAATTTTAGTAATAGATGGGTGTGCCTTGTGATTATAAAACACAGGTATGAGTATAAAGTCGTGCTTTATTGATTCACACAATTCTAGATATTGTTTTTGAGATTCGACTATAACCATTAATAACCTTTATGATAAATATCATTGCAATTTTGCAAATTCTAACAATTTGTTTTGCAATAGTTCCCTTATCCCGGGTAATTTTTTGTCTGCTTCAATTAAAATGTTCAAATTAGTGTTTGCTATAGATTGAGCACTACCTGTTAATTTCCAGTTGATGTCTAAATTTATATAAAATGGTTCTGATTTAAATTTATTAAATTGAGCTTTGTCAACTTCTATTATTTTTGCAAATGTGTTGTTGACTTGTCTTAAAAAGTATCTTGTAAAATGCCCTATGTCATAATCTTCTTTTTTAACTTTGGGCTTTTTCTCTTTTGCAAATTCTAATGCTTTAGGTTTTGCTAAAGCTCTATAAATTACTGCATCTATATTTTTATCTATTGGTGTTGCCATTATGCATTCTCATAATCTTCTGCTGCTTTTAATACCTTGCTTACATAATATGGATTTTTGCTATCAACAGGCAGTCCTGCTCTCACTAAATTACCAACATTACCTTCTCCTTGATTATAAGCAGCAATTGTTCCTTTTAATAATTCATCACCAGACAACCCTATGCTTTGCAAATATCTTTTCTTTCCGTCTAAAATAGTTGTTGCTAAAGAAGTTGCGCCCTGTGGACTCTTCCACTCTCCTGCATCTAACCTTGCATTTATATCTGAACCATTTGCTTTATCATTGATTTGAAAAAATGAATAAGAATATCCTTTGCCGTCTGGATTAAATATTCTCTCACAATTTGTTTTTGCATCTTGAGTGGTATCAATTTCACCACTTGCTTCTGCATACATAATTCCAGCCAATATTGCTTCTGAATATATTTTTCCTGAAGATTTTGCAGCCAAAATGCTTCCCATATTGGTTTTTATCCATTGAAGAATTTCTTTTTTAGGTGCACCTGTATATCTTTTTTCTTGCAAATTGGCAACTTGTGTTCCTGTAATTCCTGTATCTCCTGAAACTTTATTATTTTTAGCACCCAAGTCAAATATTCTTAACATTGCACGAACTGTTGTTGTCCAATAATTACCATTGACTGCATGATCAACTCCATTGATTTGAAATACTGAATTTTTCTTGTACATGTCTGGAACAGCGTCTATTTGAAATACATCACCAATTCTTAAGCCACTGATGCCCTCAATTGTAAATGATAATTCTGCTGGCAAAACTATTTCTTGCTTACTGTTATTTTGACCTTGTGAATATAACAACTTTTTCATTGCATTAATTAAATCATTTTCATTAGCTTGCTTTTTCCAGTTGACATCAGGCAATAATGCACGTCGCATGTCAATTGAAAATCCTCTATTTGGACTTTCAGAATCCCAATATAATGGATCGGGAGCACTTGGATCAATTGGGCTAGAGTCTTCTTTACTGTCATTGTAAACATTTGTTGGTTTGTATTCTGTTTGCAGGAAAAAATCTTTATATTTATAATCATTCCACAAATTTATAAAACTATCATTATCTGTATTTAATTTTATGGGATCATTTTCATTAGAATTCATACCATACATTGATGTCACTTTAACTGAATCGGGCATTTTTGTAGAAAAATCTATACTTTTCAAAAATCCCTGTCCACCATAAGCTTTTATATGATACAATTTTTCTCCACCCTCATCTTTTAGAGCATCAATCATTTTTTCATCATAATAATTTTCATCTATAACACACATTTCTTGTGTTCTCTCTTTTATTTTCAATTTAAGATTCCAAAATTGAACGTGTGCTGAATTTATAAGATTCAATATTGTTGTCAAAGCATCAGTAAGTGAGTCTGTTGTTTCAAATGCTTGAATTACTTCAGCCAAGTTTACATAAATATGTCTAACATATCCAACATAATCTTTAGCATCTTCTGTTCCTTCAACCGTTGGACTATTAAATAATATTCCAAATTGAGTATTTCCACTATTGTTGATAAAACAAACACCTAAATTTGTAGAGCGCAAATATTTGTTATTGCTTATTTTATAAGAATTAACATTTGTTCTGTAAAATTGTTGCCAACTTTGCCCTTTTAATTCTGTTCTAAAAGAACGATTTATTTCTCGCTTTTCTTGTGCTGTTTTTGTGTCAGGTGGTTTTGTTTCTTGACTGCTTATTCTAAAAATTTGACCACCACTCTCATTAGAAAATTTAGCAGCCAAATGAGCATTTACAATAATGTCTTCAATAAATCCCCAAGTCACAAATGTTTTTGCTCTACCATTTTCATCTAATTCTTTAGTTTGACCAATAGGTGTTGTTTTTTTTGTTTTTACACCAAATCCACCTTTTGAAGGACTTGTGCCCTCTTGATATTCTGTAGTTTCTATTCCTTCTGAAAAGACATGAACATCTCTTGGCCTTCCTGGTTCTCCCAAGTTTGAATATTGCGGAGCAACTCTATTTATATCATTGGCTATAAACTGTTTTATAACTTTTTTGTATTTTTCCTTGTCTATTGAACTTGGTTCAGATGTAGTTGTAGTTTGCTGACTGGTAGTAGGGCCTGCAATTTTGCCTGTTGTAAAATCAAATTGTCCCGGATTTTGAACTACTTTTGTTGGTTTCAATTCTAATTGATGAACTAAATTTAATCCATACATCAATGCACCCTGATTTGTAACATCAGTTGTACAATCAAATCCACCATCATCTCTTAAAACAATATCAAAATTTGTTATTATACCCAAACATCCATCATATTGTCCGCCACTTAAAAGTGCTTTTTCATAAAACAGTTGCCATTGATTATTTTTAAATGTATTTAGTTTGTCAAAATCATCTTTTTGCAATGCAAATAAATCACCGTCAGTCAACCATCCCCATTCAATTAAAATTGAGCGTCCTGGTGTCAAAAAATATGGGCCATATTCATTTAATTGCTCTTTGGAATTAAGCTGCCATGTTATTGTTGCAACTCTAACTCCGCCATATTTACTTTTGTAATCAACTTTTAAGCCTGTAACACCCGGTCTAAATCTATAAGAATCAGAATTATACACATCATTGAATCCAAATGAAGTTTGTTTTTCTTCATTTTGCTTTAGAATGCCTTCCATACTCACAAAGCCCGCATCTGGCTTGTCTACTTGCTGAACTCCACTTGTCACTCTTATCCATGAAGTCATTGGCCTTATTCTAGATTCAGGAGTTGCTTTTTTTGCTAGTTCTTTTCTTATAACCTGTTCGATGAATGTAGTATACGGAAAACCTTCATAACTATCTATTTGTTGTTGATCTATGTCTTGTGCCATTTTTATTCAAATGTTAATATAAAATATCCGGGTTTTTGTGACGCATTTAGAGAATAATCTCCAATGCCTAATCTATCTAATTTGTCTCTTATTTGTCCATACCATTTTTTATTGTTTGTAGAAGGTGCAACTATACTAGCAGAATTATTTCTTTCTGATTCAAGCCCATAATATCTAAATCCTGATAAGTTTTGAAAAGCCATTGCAACTTTCTTTGATCTTTCCATGTTATTGCTTTCTTTTATAACACTTTCATTTTTTGTGTTTTTATTATAAACATCAATAAATTGCTGTAATTTTTCTGCCATATTTTTAAGTATTATTGTATCTGCTTGATGACTAACTTTTGCAAAATGTTGGTTGCCCAAAAAGCCTTTCTTTTCTTGACTTCTAAGCCATGCATTCCTTCTTTTTAATTGATGAGTATAATACTTTATTGTTCTTTTTAAATCATTTTGATCAACTTCAGATGATGGATTTGATTTAAAAAATGAATCTTTATTCATTTGTTTTTTAGCATAATCTTCAACTGTCTTTTTGTCATCTGGGTCGTCATACATTTCTTTAAATGGCTTCAGTGCATCTTGAATTGCAGCATGTGCAGCTTTAATATCCAATGTTGATTCTTCTAACAATATTTCTACAATTTCTTTTCTTATTATTTCACGAAGTTTATTTCCCATATTAAGCTCCTAACTGTTTAATGTTTCTAATTTTGATATTATTTCTCCCAACCTTGTTTTATTTGGAATACAAAGTTGAGTTCCTGGTTCGACAAAAATGCTGCCTTGTATATTATTACATACTGCTATTACCCAATATAATTCTGCATCATTATAATAATCAAATGCCAATATATCTAATCTTGTTTCTCTATCAGCTATTATATAAGTATCACTATCAGTCTTTTCTATTTCAGGATAAAATGTGGAACTATAGTATCGCTTACCGTCGTCTGTTCTAAATTGCTTAGTGTGTATATATCTATCTTTAGCCATTATCCTCCTCCCGGAAATCCGCTTGGAATATTTGATCTTGCACCTTGTGCTCTTTTTTGTTTTTCTGTTTGCTCTTGTGGTTTTTGTACAATATCAAATGCAGTTGCATTTTGATTAAAGTGTTTTATTTTAGTTTGTGGAGTTGCTTCTCCATACATATAAGTAAATGAAATATTCAAACCTACAACCTGCGGCAATTGATATCCTTCATCAATGTCCCACATACTATTTTCATCTGGAGTCACTGTAATGCTACTAAAAAATCCATGGATATTATGATATAAATCTCCAAGTGTCAATTGAACTATTGGGCCTCTCATTGCATTATCATTTTTATATTCAGTTGGATAACAAAGCCCAACTATTCTGTTAATTTTTCTCCACTGAGGAATGACTTCATCTTTACTTTGTGCATATACTACAATATTAAAAGCTAACTCCCTTGACGTGTTGCTATAAGTATAAAATGAATCAGCTCTTCCTAAATATTTAGTTTCTTCCCAGTTTGGAGAAATTGTGTCAGAAATTCCAGACAATGTTGCTCTGAATATAATTGTTTCTTTATTAAATATATCATAAATTTTAAATTTAATTATGTCTTGCAATTCATCTGTGTAATCATCGCCTACATCTAGCATATTGATTTTGTCAAGATATTCATTAGTTTCTCTTTCATCACTTTCTGCTTTATTAAATTGCGGAAAGCCAAGTCTGTTAATTTTTTCTCTTATTTCTGGTTTATTTGTATAATATTCTTCAGGCTGTGTTCCTGCGACCTCAGTGCCCAAATGTTGTTGATATAATTTTGACTTATCAGCATTGCTCTTATTTATTAAATTTGATATGCCAGCAGGCATAGCAGGAATTGCTCCCTGCGGTATTGGTGGATTATTAATACCTGAACCAGCAAGAAAAGTGCTTGGATTATAATAACTTGTATAATTTCCTGAACTCTTCCAGTTTGTCCATATATCTTCTAAAGTATCACCGTATTGTTCTCTTATTCTTGAATAATTTAATAAATCACCGTCGCCTGCATATCCTATATATTTGTCATAAGTAAAAAAGTCTCCAAGTCTATTTGACCACTTGGGTTTTGTCGTGTCAATCCAAGCTACAGGTTTTGTATATTTAATTCCTTGGCTTGCCAACACCATTATTTCAGCAACATTTAATCCTTGATTCAAAAATTGATCATATGTATTTAGTGGATTGAACTGGCCTGTTGCAGCTAAATTTTGAACAGTTGGAATTATAAGATTTTGTGCTGCATATACAACAGTATTTAAAAATAAGCTTGGTGATGTTGCATTGCTAGCAGGACTAATTATTGGTGGATTAGTTGCTAAAAACATTGATGGTGGAACTGTTTGAAAATACATTCTGCTGCTTGGAATATTTAATATATTAGGAGTTGGCAACAGTCCATTTATAGTATTTTCTATAAATGGGTTTCTTAAAAATGTATTTGCAGTCCTAATAGCTAGAGATGCAATACTACCTCTTGTCACACCCGGAACTATTGCACTCAGTGCAGATTGTAAAATGTCAGTTGTGCTATTTGTTCCCAATAAATATCCACCTGCAGTTGCAATCATTGCAGTATAACCGTATTCTTTATAATATTGATTTAATAAATTTTGTCCGCCTGGTGATGAAAATTGTGGATCATAATTTGCATATCTATCTAACATTGTTGTCTGATCAAATGAAATATCATATGGGGGCATTTGTTTATCTAAAATTCTTTTTCCTTCTGCATCAGGAGGAATTGATTGCCCTTTCTTTTTATATAGTTCTAATAATTTACTCATTTAATTTCTCTATGTTTGTTTGCTAGTTGAAGTATTTCTAGCAATATTTTCATTAACTTTTCTTCCATCCATATAAACATTTATATCTTTAACTGCAGCAATAACTTCATCTAATTTTTTGTTCAATTTATCATTTGCTTCCATTATTGCATCACCAATTCCGCCCATAGATGTAGCCATTTCAACAGTTCCCTCAATTCCAGCAGTAGATATTTCTGGAATACCAGTAAATTGTTTTAGGGCATTTGCTGTCAACATTAACCCTGGGCCTATTGCAGCTAATCTTTCTAATTGATCAATTGGACTTTCTCCAAAAATTCCTGAAAACATTGATGCAAATGATCCTGCTGTGCTAACTGCTATAAATGCAGCCAGTGCACCAGATAAAGCAAAAATTGCCATTGCTGTTATAGCCAAACCTGAACCCAAACCAGAAAGCTTAACAAATGAATCTGCAACTGCTGTAATCACCTTTGTTATTGCATCACCAACAATTTTAACTATTACTCCTATTCCTTTTAATAGAGTGTCAACCATTGGAACAAACTCATTGATTGCTTTACCCAAAATCCATAGTGCACCAGCCATTATTGCCATTGCGGCAGCACCACCAATGATAGCCAAAGCACCAACACCACTTGTCATAAAAGTTCCTAATGCAAAAACAGCTGCAGTCAATATACCTAAACCTATAGCTGCAGCAATCATAGATCCAACCAAATTCTCATTTGTTGCAAATTCTTGCAGTGCTTTTGCAAACACCCATAATGCACCACTAATTATTAATATGGCAGCTGCGCCAGCAAGCATTTTTTTAGCATCCAATTTTTCAAAAAACGATGTTGATTTAGAAACATTGCCTGCACCTTTTCCCATTGTTCCTGCACCTTTATCAAATAAATCTAATTGATTGGTTGGCATTATTTTTTTACCCCCAATCATTTTTCCCATTTTTCCAAGCATTCCCATTAGACCTGTTAACGGTTTTCTTGCAGCAAATAGAAGTATAGGCCAACCCGCCAATTGAGCAGCAATTTCTTTGCTTCCTGGCATTATTTTTTCCATTCCATCGACAAGTTTATTTATTCCATCGGCAAGACCACCAACTAACTTAGCTATTGTTTCAACTGCAGGTCTCATTACATTTATTAATGGCAATACAACTCTTCCTAAAGATGCACCTATTGCCATAAATGAATTTTTAAGATCAGTGACTGTAGAATTAATTTGTTCTAAATCTTTTTGTTGTTTATTATATTGTATTCTTTGTTCAGGCGTTAAATCATTTAATTTCTTTTGTATTGATAATGATTCTTGCAATTTTGAAACTGACAATCCCGTTGCATCAGCAATTGCTTTCTTTTGTATATAGTTCATATTATTAAAATCTTCTAATGAACCAACTTGTCTCATAACTTCTTTAGTTGCACCCTCAATATCACCATTGAAAGTCATCTGTCTTGCAGCATTAAGATTAATTTGTCTTCCCAATAAAATTGATGCCTCTAATTCTTTTTCAACTGAAGATTCCCAATCCATTGTGCTATCAATAATGCTGCCAACATCACTCATTTCTAATCCCAATTTTCTTGCATTGACAGCAGTGTTAATAATTTGCTCCACACTTGCTCCCATATATGTAGATATTAATTCAGAGCTTTCTGCTATATCTTTAAATACATCAACAGGTGCAACACCAGCTGCGTGTGACAGTTGAGAAGTTGTTTGCACCCAATAATCAACATTGCCTTTATTAACATTTCTCATTGCCATAAATGTTTCTAAAACTTGTGCAGCATCTTCATTAGAAACACCTAGTTTAGCTTCCATTAAAGCAATTGTTTTGATCAATGACGGTGATATAACTTGTATATTTTGAAATTTAGAATAAAGTGCTGCTGCCGCATTGTAAGTGTCTTCTACAGATACACCATATTTTCTCATAGATAGAGCTGCAGATTCAATTTGTGGAGTTAGTTGCTTTGTCAATGCTAAAGTTAATCCAGTAGAACGTCTAAAATCTTCACCTGCAGCTTCTAAATCTGCAAATTGTTTTATCAATAAAGCTATACCAACTAATGCAATTGTCCATGGATTAAATAGCAACATTCTTGCAAAACTCATATATGTTTGCACAACACCACCCATTGCAACTTTTAATGCTCCAGTTGCATTAACACCACTCTTGAGACTATCTTTTAGAGCAACACCAACATTTTTCATAATATCTTCTTTTATTTTGTCCAAGCCCAGTGCAGTTTTAAAATAACCTCCTCCAGGAATTTTGTCAAAAAATGCAAATGAAGTATCAACCATTTCTCCAATTGCGTCTCTAGCTGCCGTCAACTGATCATTTATTGCAACAACCTTTTCTAATTGTTGCTGTTTAAAATAAACTTCTCCCTTCATCAATTCAAGGTTGTCTTTTGCTTTTTTGATATTGATTGTCTTTAGTGTGCCATCTTTTATAGCTTTTTGAATTAACTGTTCAGAAAGTTCTAATGTTTCTTTTGCAGACTCTTTAGCACTTTCAAATGAATCAGGAAAATCTAATGTGCCTATTTCTTGTTGCACGTTTTTAAATGAGTCTGCAATCATTTTTTGATGTTCAAACAGTGTTGAAAATACTCGATCTTTTTGTAAATGACGAACAATTTCTCTCTGCTCCATAATGAATGATTGTAATTTTTTCCTATAACTATTTAATGCAGTTTCACCAAATTTTTGTGCTTGTTTGCCAACATATAAATCTAAATATTTAAATTGTTTTTTGACAAGACTCATATCGATCAATCCTGTTCCAATCTGCTTGCTCATTTTGTCAATAGTATTGGTGACTTCTTTTTTCATCTTAGCCAATTGTTGAGAAAATGATCTCAAATCATCAGCAGGATTGAAATTTTCTTCGGGGTCTTTTCTTAGTTCTGGTGGCATTTATTTTATTTTACCATTCATTGTAAAATGGAGAATCTTCTGGCTTTAAGCCTGCTCTTTCTAAATCTTTCTTTATATCTGGTCGGTTCAAAAAATCTCTATAACGTTGAACTGATTTACTAAAGTCATTTGACGCTTTAATCAGATCCCTTCTACCAACCGGATCTATTAAACTGTCTATTTGTTTTGCTTTGCCCTTGAGTGCTAACATGACAATATTAGTTATAATACTTGAAATAATGCCCTCATTCATGGGCTCTTTTTTCATTTTATCAATTTCTTCTCTTATAATCTGTTGCAATTCTGACTTTTTCATTAAGAATCTCCAGGGCTAGTTAAAATTATTGTGGTTTTTTATAATAATAAATATAAAAATATAGAAAATTAGTGTTTTCTAAGTGGCTTTTTTCTTAATTGCGGTATGTTTGGCATGTGAGGTTTGCCACCTTTGCCTGTAGATTGTTTATTAGCTTGTTGTTTCTCATCTTCTTTTTTCTTAGCTAAGTATTTTAAATAAAATCTTCTTCTAAAAGAGGGCATAGTATACACTTCATCATGTCCAAATCCGCCATTTGAATAATACACTAAGTCAAATATCTCTGCCCACAACTTAGGTCTATAATCTGTTGGTAGGCCAAAAAAAGTTAACGTCCATTGGGAGAGTAATTTGTTGTTCATGTCCACATTCAGAACATAGGAAATTAACATTAGTATCAACTCCAGGAGTTATTTGTGCCAAATATTCTCTAAAAGATTTAGAGTCAACAGATGGCATTTCATCTGAAATCAATCTGAATATTTTTTGTTGAGATGTTTCACCACCATAGTTTGTTATAACATATGACAATCTAGTTGTTATTTCCTGATCAACATCAGACTTAAATCCCTTTTTAATTCTTTTGATATGTGTGTTTATATCATTTTCATCTTTAATTGTCAAAAATTTAAATTTTATGTCAATTTTTGCTTTTGGTAGTGTATATGAAAATTCTGTTTCACTTTTTGCAAACTGTTCAAAATCAACTTCTTTTGACTCTAAATCACTCAAATTATATTTGCAATCATTTGAAGCACCGCAATTCGGGCATTTAACTTGAACTTCATATTCATCACCATACAATAAGATACGTGATGCAATTAAAAGACCATTTTTGTCTCCCAATAACAAATCATCATAATTAATTTTATCAACAATGATTGCTTTTAAAAATTCATCAATAACAATGCCTTTGTTGATTAAATTTTTAGACGTTAAAATGTCTTCATGTTTTGCAGTTGGATATCTTAATGATAGTTTTCCTGACGATAATGGACTCAATTCTGAGTAGAAATATCCTTGACTTGGAAGTGTGACAACTTCAACTGGATACTTTTCTTTAACTACGTCTTGTGACGGTTTAGGTATATTTATTTCTGCCATTTTGTGACCTTTCTTAATTGTGAGGTTTTATAACATTTTTAATTAAAACTATTTCATTTTATGAATATAATAATCCCATGCTTTTTGAACATCTTGTGGTAATTCGTTGAATGATTGACCAAGAATTTTTTTATCAGTTGTTATATTCCAGGGATGTCCCAAGCCTCTAAATTTTTTAAAAAAATGAGCTTTTTCTTCAGTTGAATTTTCACTGTTCCATTGTTTTTCTGAATATTTCAAGCCTAAATCTTTTTCATTCAATATTTCACGTATAGTTTCTCTAATAACAGCTCTTAGTTTGTCTTCAAAATTTTCACTAAGCTTTTTCTTATCAGCTTGTTTCTTTTTTAATTTTATAGTTTCAGCTCCTGATTGAGCAGCTCCCAGTTGACTCTTATAAATATTCTTTTTTAAATCTTGCGCTGGGCCAACTTTAGGAGTTTGACCAGCTTTTGATAATTTATCTTTTAATCCTGTAATAGATTTTTGTTTATTTTGAAGTTGTTTAGCAAAATCTGGTGCTTTTTCGTTCAATCCCAATCCAGCACCTTTTAAAAATACATTAGCAATATATTGTAATGCAGATTTTGCATTATTTTTTTGTTTCAGAGTGTTAAATATTTCTTCCTTTTTCTGTGGGCTAATAGAAACTTTTTCTTTTTCTATAACGCTGTCAATAAAATCCATAACATTATTGACATTATAATCTTTAAATAAGGGGGCTGTTCCAAATGAACTCCACAAATCATTGTGATGTTTTTTGAATGCAGCCACCAATGCTTTCTTGTCTGTCAAATCAATATGTTTTTGAGTTGGCATTTTGCGTCCTTAGAACTCAAGAACTGCGTAATCATAAGTAATAGTTATTGTCATCTCTACAGGATCAGCTGTTCCCCAATCAACTGTTCCACCACCAACTGCACTTACAAATGCGCCCTTTAATTTCCATTCTTCAACTATATCTCCAACCGGGCCTAACATATTTAATATTACTTCTTTCTTATAAAAATCTGCATATCCAGCTCTACCGGTCACAGATTCATAGCACAATCTTACCCATTCCATAACAGCCTGTGCACCACTTGGATTTATTGGTTGATACAATGTCAATTCAACATCTTGCCATTCTGGTTTGCCAGATAGCTTTCTTTTCATGTTTATATGTTCTAAAGTAATAGGGTTTAAATTTATTGTAGGTTTTCCTGCACCCTTTACTAAGTATGATGGAAGACCATTGATATACATAATAAATCTGTTCTGAACCTGAGGTTCAAATTCAGTAAAATGCATTTCTTCTGGTTCTAATATTCTTGCCATTCAATTTCTCCTAATTTTCAAATTGCCCATTTAATAATAAATATATAAATTATTGTTTTTTTTCATCTTAAAATTCTGACACATCCTCTTCTTTGAAGCCTAATTTTTCCAATTCTGGATGTTTCTTTAACATTTTCCAATATTGTTTAGCCATGCGGTTTGCTTCTCTCATTTCTGAAGAACTTTCAGGTGGGTCGCTCATTCTAAAAGTTCCTTGAGTATAAACTAAATCTTCTATCTCTGGTTCACTGGGATATAATTTTTTCAAAAAATCTGCTTTTTTATGTTGATCAAGTTTATCAAACCTGTCTTTATGTTTAGCTAAATCATTTTTGCCATCTTCTGTTTTATTATAATCATCAACAGTGTCTTTATGATCTGGATCCAGTCCTGCATCTTTAGCAAATTTTTTCAATTTTGCATCTGATTTTTTGGGATAGCCTATATGCTTTCCTCCTTGTGCAGCACCTTTTGTATAATAATATTGTCCGCCTCGAGCACCCTTATTTACTTTAGCTCCTTGTGGTGCCTTTTCGCCAGCTTTCAAATATACTTTAACGTTATGAGATGCTTTAGCTTCTTGTATTATTTCTCTAATAGTTTCTCGTATTAAAGTTCTTAATTTATTTTCAAGTATTTTGTTCATAGATGTTTTCCTTTCACTAACCCAATCACTATAATATGTTGTATCTTTGTCCAAATTTGATTTTGCAATTTTAGCAACTCTAATCCAGTCTTTAATTGTTTTTGGTGCTTCTGACAATTTCTTAGCTTCAGTTTTCATTCCCGCAAACAAATCTTCAACCTTAACATGATCAAAATCTACATGAATAAAAACTCCAATATGTCTTGCTATGTCTAATGGCAAAATTGCATATGGAGAATCAAAATTATATCTAAATTTTTTGTTGTGAACAGTTGGTTCACTTCCAATTTCTGCACCTATTGCATTTGGCATCTGTTCAAAAAGAAATCTCAATTTTGTTAGTGGAAATTTTTCAATTTTTCCATTAGCAAATTTGACATCAGCAGTTGTATTGTCAAAATCAACTATCTCGCCTTTTCTAGTTGTATTTTTAACTTTAACTTTCTGCCCTTTTTCAATATTTTTTACTCCCTTTATTGTAGGAGGCCACTGTTTTTTATCCATTATGTCCTTGCTGTGCTCATTGCCTTTTTAATGTATTTCAAATCATTGTTTAAATCTGTCTGTGAATATTGGGTGGCATAAAATTTCTTTATATCGCCCTTCCTTAATTTTTTAATATATTCTTGTTGATAACCTTTTATGCTAGCTAAATCTTCTTCTTTTTCGGGCAAATATTCTGCACCATATCTTTCATTGTCATTTAATTTCCTTGCAACTGCTTTTCCAAATCTTCCCAAATTCAGCATTCTCTCACCAACATACTCTATAAGCACATTAAGATTATATCCTGTTCTTCTTGCATAACCACCTCCCTTAACTTCAGGTGCACCATGTTTAGATTCCAGATCTGACCAAAATTCCCAGTGATTGTGTGGTGTTGAATTTTCCCAAGCACCATCTGAAAGCTGACCAGTAATTTCATGATCCCAAAGTGCAAGTGCAGACCAAGTTGGAAGAAAAATATATCCTTTTCCTGAGGATGTATCAACGACATTCTTTGCTCCTCCAACATCCAATCCAAGTTGCTTTGCTCTATTTCTAAAAATCTGTGCAACACCACTTTGAGGGATAATCTTTTCTGCAGCTTCAGCTCTTCTTACAGCCTTCAACCCATCAGTAATTTTGTTTGCCATAGTTTGAGCTAATTGAAGCATTTTTCTTTCATCATTTGCTGCCTTTCTAACTATGTCATTTATGCGCATATCATCTTTTGCTTCTTCAAATATGTGCTGAATTTCTTCTTTTATAATGTTCCTTAATTCTGATTTTTTCATTTTATTTTCCTTAATAAGTCTTTTAACATTTTATCTTCATTTAAATCTAAGTTTTCTCCTATTTGTTCATCTAGGTATTCTCTTATGTAAGCTCTTTGTTCTTCACTCATTTTAACATTTCTAGATTTTCTTAATTTATTATATAAATCTCTAAGCATTTCAGCCTCATCTAACTCCAAACTTTCTTCTAATCTTTCTCTCAAATATTCTTCTATGTAATCTTGTTGATCACTAGAGAAATTTATAACTTTGTCTTTAGCTTCTTTAAGAACTTTAATAATTTCTTCCTTGATAATATTTCTTAGTTCAGATTTTTTCATAATGCTTCTCTTATTTATTGTGTTCTCTATAATTATCTTCTACCCAAGCAGCAGAACCATATTCATAATTTTTGTTTTTAGATGCAAGTTTTATTGCAGCATCTTTTGTCAAACCACTTCTAATAATATTGAATGTTTTTTTATCATAAACAGAATATTTTTCTTTTGCTTCTTTTATAATACTTTTTATTTCTTCTCTAATTATTTCTCTCAATTCAGATTTTTTCATAATTTTTGACTCCACTTTTAAATCATTATTTGCTATCCAATCGGGTTCCCTTTTGGGGTTATGGGTAAATTTAACCAGCGATGAATCTTGTTTGCTATTGGTATCTATAACAACACCTTTCCAACCAGAACTTATATTTACAACATGATTGCCCTTTTTTGGTGGTTTTTTAATTTCTTCCTTCATAATATTTCTCCTACCACTTTTTTGAAATTATTTGTGAAACATAATTAGCAAGATCCTTTTTAGCGGGTGCAATCATAGTGCGCTCAGTCTCAGGGCCATTTACCCAATCTGACCATGCTTTGTGTATTAACGTCATTCCCTTTTCAAAATTTGGATCCATTTCAATCAATTCAACATAACCACCTTGCTCTTTTAAAACTGTGGTTAATTCTTCTTTAATTATTTTCTTTAATTCTGATTTTTTCATTATGTTTCCCTTTTTCTTATTATTATGTCAGAAATGTGATTTAGCGTATTATATAAAGGCTTAAAATCTGTATATAATCTACGAGTAAACCCGCGTGGTATAGCACCATTATTTTTTAATTTATTAAAAAGTGCGTGCATATTATCAATAGCATCTGATATTTCATTGTTTAAATTAACATCTTCATTCAATGCACTCAATTCTTCTTTAATTATTTTCTTCAATTCTGATTTTTTCATTATTTTGCCCACATTTTTAAAAGTCTATTAACTCTACCAAGCATTTGAGTGACACCTTTTCTACTTCTAAAAAATTTTTTTCCATATTCTGAAGCCTTGTTTTGATCAACATTTGCAGCAAGAGTTATTATTCTCAATACTTCAGCCTCAAAATCTTCTTGTTGTTCTTCTTCCCAACCCTCTTTAATTAATTCTTCTTTTATTATTTTCTTTAATTCAGATTTTTTCATTATTTTTCCTTTTCAATTTTTTCAAATGAATACGGACGAGACCACTTTTCATTATCTGATAGTATTTTAAATTTATTTCCCTCAATCTTTATTGGAATTGTATAAAATAGTGAGCTACTTTCTGGATGTTTTGATGTTCCCATTCTATATGTTGCATTCCATTGTGGATCATCAGTGTCATATAAATCATATAAAGGTCGACCATCATTTTTGCGTGCATTTATAACCATCCATCCAATCTTTTTTAAGTTCTTAGGTTTGAAATAAATTGAATTGTCCAGTTTATTTATATTTTTATTCCAATCATATTCATTGATTGATTCTGGTATGTAATCTTTTTTAAATTGATCAATTTTTACAACATCAGTTCCTGGGCCTTCTACACGATACAACCAATATTTTTGCCCTCTTTTCATACCGAATTGCCATCTTTGTTTTGTTTTATTATTTATCCAGATACTATTTTCTTTTGGATGATTTTGAGGTGGTGCAGCAGATTCTAATCTAAAATCTTGCTGTGCTTTTGATTTTAATGATTGAACTGCAACAAGACCCTGTTTTGATTTGGGAACTTTGAATTGTTCTATTGCTTTCTTTTTTGCATCCCACAAATCTTTAGCTGTCAATGTAATTTTTTTGTGATTATAGAATGCTTCAAATTCAGTTTCTTCTTTTAGAATTTTTTTAATTTCTTCTCGTATAATATTTCTTAATTTTTGTATATTCTCATTGACGGGCTCTATTATATTTGCCTTTAATAGATTCTTTAAATCGCCAGATTGTGTATACCCTCTTTTATTTTTATATATAAACCAAACTTTCCCATCATTTGCAGTGGAATCGTAAATTAATATTTCTCCATTTGGAATAGTTGTAGAGTGACCAGCACTTCCACCTGTCATTGAATTAACATTTGAACCGAAAGTTAGACTAAATGGTTTATTATTATAGCCTTTTAAAATTTTAAATTTTTTCATCTAAACTTAATTCCTTTTTGTTATTTTTATATCAACAACTCTACCGGGAAAATCATCACTATAAAAATAAGAATCTTTTAAATTTATTTTCATATCTCTAACTAATTCTCCCAAATTTTGTTCACTCTCAAAATCTATTATAAATCTATATTTTCCCTGGGATTCCTTTAATAAACCAATTTCTTCTTTAATAAGTTTTTTTAATTCAAATTTTTTCATTTAATTCCCCTATAAATAATCTGGCCCCGTCCATTTCCAATTTTGTTTTACAAATGCATTGCCTCTTCTATGTTTTGCTGGTTTGTTGAAACCTGCAGCCATAAATACATCTCCTCTTTTGTGGGGTATGCCTGCAAGCTCACCATCATTTTGAGCTACAAATCCCCATACACTTCTACTGCTGCCTTCATCCCTTATTATTTTTATAAATTTGCTGCCACCTTGCAAATCCCATTTCCACTTTGGCTCTTCATTATCAAATTTTGCTCTTTTAGCCCACTCTCTATATTCATCATCAGCAGCAGACAATATGTTATTTTTAATTGCTCTCTCTAAATCAATGTCAATTTTTTCCAACAGCATTGATATTTCTTCTCTGATAATCTTTCTAAGCTCAGACTTTTTCATCAATGCTCTCTTATGCAGCCGCTGATGCTGTGACGGTTCTCCAAGCTCCTGCGATATCTTTGAATACTATCCAAGTTTCACTACCTGAACCTACTAATACTAATGAACCAGTTTGGAAATTTGGAAACATTGATGTTAATTGAGCTCCAGTTGGTTTTCCACCTGCTATTGAGCCTGTATATCCGATTGTTAATTGAATACCAATCGAACCAGATTTATATCCACCTGATTGAGTGCCTGAACCTGAAAGAACTAAGACAGGTGTGCTAAGTGTCCCACTACCAATTGCATCTGCTTCTATAATAGAAACAGATCCTGTTACAGCAAGTGCAGCAACACTACCATCTCTTGAATAAGATGAATTTCCTTCAACACTTACTCCACCACCAAGTTTAATTGATGTATCTAAATTTTTTAACCAATCTAACATTTCTGATATATACATTGACATTTATTTTCTCCCATTTTGATGTTTTGTATAATATGATACATAAATAAATATAAAGATTTTGAATTATTTTAAAATAAAAAAGCCCTCTCACGAGGGCTAGTTTTTGAATCTATAAATATTATTCAGTAAATGTTGCACCTGTTGGCATAACATTAAATACTAATTCAATAAATTCAGCAGCTCTAGTAGGTTGAATGTAAATTTCACCCTTTAAGATGTTTCTATCGATAACATCTGGAGGGTTATTTGTATCATCCATTACTACACGATATGCATATATACCTGCTTTTCTTTGAACAGAATCCAAATAAGGATTAACTATGTTCAAGAAATACTGTCTAGTTGTATTGGTGTTTGGTTCGAACACTAGATATTGTGCTGTAGAAGCAATGAATTTCTTCAATGCTATCAATAATCTTCTTACATTTACTCTATCAAGTGCAGATGCAGCTTTCTGAAGTGTTTTCTGTCCCCAAATACTTATTCCTTGTCCAGGGAAAGTTGCTATCGGATTGATTCTTCCATCATAAAGAGTATCTCTCTCCGTATGAATAAGTTTCTTTCTAACATCAACTGCTTCAATTCCGCCTCTATTCAATCCTGCTGGAGCATACCATGGTGAAGCAACTTTATCGTTGAATGATATTGCTTCGGCAACTCCAACTGATGGTGGAACCCATACATTCTTATTTCTTTCAGAGTCAAATATTTGAATCCAAGGATAGTAAGTTGCAGTGAAATTATCATCAATTGTCAAGACAGAATTAACTGCTTCATTTATTGTTGCATTTATTCCCACACAATCCATAACATAGAAACAATCTTGTCTTGACAAGCAAATGTTTCTAGCATGCTCTGTCACTTTAGGGTGAAGTGTTTCAAGTATTCCTGGAACAACTATCATGTTGATATCAAATAAATCTGGATCCGATACTGTATTCAATGCTCTCTTATAAGCAGCTGAACCGGAAGCTGTAGTTGTTGAACAATCAAATCCAAAAACGTTTGTTGCACTTATTCCTGTGCCGACTTGCGATGCTCTGTTAGGTGGCATTCCATCCCAACCGAATTGGAATGCTAATGTAAAGTTCAACATCTCAGATGGTGCTAATGAACTTGAAAGTGAACCACTAAATGTTGAGCTAGCAACGTTTGGATATAAAATAGATACATTGTCTAAATTAAATGCACTTCCTGAGTTCGTATGCCCACCATCTGGTATTGGTTTCAAAAATTCTTTTGCATCATTATTGTCTAAATCGATGCCCCAGTAATAAGATGAGTTATATGTATCAGCTGTTCCTTGATATGATCTAGTTGGTATGGCGATCAATGCTTCATTTGTGAAATCATAATACGCGCTATGCCCAAATGGAACTATCTCATTAGCAAAATTTTCTAATCCTGTTGCAGGAATAATTCTAATATATTTGCTCTTATTTGGATATTCTCCATACGTAGAAATTCTTCCATTAGAATCTATAACATCATATTTGTCACCAATAAGTTTTAATATATAATTGTTTGCTGTTGGATTCAATGTTACATTTGGAAATGTTTCTAATGCAATTACTCTTGTATCTAAATCATCAAACTGTCTTACTACAACATTGAATGAACCATAATCTGAGGAACCAGATGCGGGCTTTTTAATTGAGTCAATAGAAACTTTAACAGATGTATTTGCACTATTTCCATCTGCAATTGTTGCAAATTTAAATAAACTAAAAGGGCCCCCTGATATGCTCTTTTGCGATTGAACCCAAGGAGTATATGCAGGTGAATAATCACGACCTGATGATGAAGCTGTTAAATTCAAAAATGTAAAACTTGTTGTGCTAGTTACTCTTACTGAAGATGTCGGAATTGCTTGTGATTGTGAATGTGCCCAATTTTTAAATAATGCATAAACATATAAATTACTTGAAATAGTATTTCCACCGACGCTTTCTGGGCCTCTACCAAAAACTTTTTCTATATAATTAGGGCTACTCCAATCAAAGGAACAAGATACTCCAACACTGCCAGAGTTCAAAGTAAAGTTAGTGCTACCTGATGGCATTGTAAGAGTTAAAACTGGTGAAAATAATTGACTACCAGATGTTACACCTAATATTGCAGCACATTGTTCATATCCACCAATTGAACTTGATAAATAAATAGCAATGTAGCCATTTTGACCTTGTGCTCTTGTATGTCCATCATGCCAACCTTCTAATCCCAAAACTCTAACAATATGAACTATGCCAGCATTCTTTAAATAATTCTTAACAACATACGGAACGTATGTTTTATCTGAATTTTCTCCGAACATTTGGTTGTAATCATTAGCATTTGCGATAGGAGTCGGCATAAATGCTCGTCCTTTTCCTGTAGGCCCAATTATAACAGCACCTATTTGTCCAATACCTGTTGGTAGAAAACTCTGATCGTTCTCTCTTGTAAACACGGCAGGACTTATCATTTTACCTGTTGCCATTAAATTCTCCTATTAAATTAAAAAATGTGTTAATTGTATAAATAAATATAAGATTTTTACTGCTAATTATTGTTTTTGTTCAGTTTCATCAATATTTATTGTCAATTCACCTTTTTCAAGATCAAGCTTACCATAACCATATTGTTTGCCTATTTCATCAATGATGTTTTTTTCATCAATTTTTAATTTTTTGTATTGATTTAATAGGTTTTCCTTAGCTTCTTGCAAGTTTTTTACACCAACTTCAATTTCACCAATTTGGTGAATTGCTTGAATATACTGTTGTTGTAAATTTTTAATGTTTTGTAATGTATCTTGTGGAAGTTTTACGACTTTTTCCATAACTTTATCTCCTTTATTTTTTGTATTAAACTTTTTTGTTTTTCTATAGGCCGCGGTTCAATATCAATGCTATCAATTAACTTTTTTTTTCTAATTCAGAAAATGATGTGTCACTTTTTTCTAATGCTGCATATTTCTTATATGCTGCTTCCATTTTTTTATCATACTGATTTTCTGCATAACCTGCACCGTTATATCCTTCTGCAAATTTTGCCCAATCTTTTTGTTGTAAATATTTAACTAAATTGTTTGCTTTCACAAAACCTAAAAATGCTCTCAGATGTTGATATTCATCTTTATACATATCTTCTACAAATGCTTCTACATTTGCCCAACCACAAGCTTCAGCATTAAATCCCATAACTTGAAACTTACCCCAGCTTGCAGATTTTAATGCAGCTGTTTTTGCTAATGTAATAGCCTCATTTAGTCTATCATATTCTTTTGCTCCACCTTTATATAATTTCTTATTCCATTTTAAAGAACTTATATGAGGATGCGACTGATCATATTTATGATTGGTATATTTACTAAATTTATGTGCCTCAAATAAAATCTTAGGGCGACCATCTGGTAAAAATCCATCTCCACGACTCTCAACCTCTGCAACTGCTTTGATTGCTGCAACTTCTACATTCAACCATTTAGCTGCATCGATAAAATTTTGTTCTGTTAACAATTTACTCATTATGCTGCACTCCCGCTTGAACTCGGTGCATCAGCTCCAACACCACTAGCCAAACTTGTTTTTTGAATAATCAATTGAGCTTGCTCATTCATCAAGTCCCAATTTGTTTTAACTTTTATAATTTTTCCGTCTTTTCTTTTAATATACATTTTAATTCTCCTATGCTAAACTTGCTGATACAATACCATAATCATCTACTGTTAATTTAAACCTTGTTCCATTTGGCGATAATAATATTAGTGAGCTTCCTGATATTGGCTCAATACTTCCACTCACATTTAATGAACCTGAAATTTCAACATTAGAATCTTCAAACCTAACATAATCTGCATTTAAATCAATTGTTGAATAAGCTGCAACTGTTTTTAATTCAATATAATTTACAACTGCAGATGGAGCTCCCTGTGCGCCTTGAAACGTTAATGTAGAAGGTGTTAATGTTATTGATGTATTAACATCTCCACTTGGTAAACTCTTATCTTCAAGACTCTTAATAACTATTTGATCTGAACCATCTCGTGTTGTAATAGTATTATATGTGTTATTTAACCCGGCTATGATTGTATTCACATTTAATGAACCAGTAATATCTACTTTTGAACGTACAACATCTACAATTAATTTAGTTGTAGTGCCATTAGTATCTCCAAGTTTAACAATTCCTAAACTAGTCAGGTCAATTTCTTTTTGATAATCTGATAATGATATTTGGGTGCCATTATTGTCTTGTGTAATATCTCCTGCGTTAAAAACAACACCATAAACTGGAAATGGATTTTTTCCAACATTCATAATCACAAATGAATCTGAATTATCATACACACTCATAAAATTTGATGTTGATAGAATTAGTATCGGCTTCCCTTTAAAATTTAAACTTCCAGTAATATCAACTGAACCCGTAAACACTGTTGATCCGCTAACCCACAATGATGCTGTGACTCTTGCATTACTTGCTGTGATATCTCCATATACATTTAATGAACCACTAACATTCAATGAGCTTGTTAATACGGCAATTTGATAACCGCTCAACACCTGTGAAATTGCTGAATCAATTTGACTTCCTGAAAATTGACTATTATATCTTGACATAATTTAACTCCTTATTTAACAAAATAATGTTTTCCATCACTATCTATAAATTCTTCACCTGCAGAAGTAGTGAACATATCATATTCGTCTATTGTTCCACCACCCTCTAATTCTACAGGTATTACACCTTGCTGTTGTTGTCTACCATATATTACATTGTTTACAATCTCTGCAGTCATAACAACTTTAGCTGGCTCTAATACTTTGATGGTTGTATCTTTATTATTAAAATCTTTTGGTATAATATATGCATTGACATTCATTGTAAATGTATTTCTTACAGCTCTATTTTGCCCATCTGCAATATCTACAGTGTTGTCAATAGTGTCATATGAAACTCTAAATTTGTTGTATTTATCACCCCAATAACTTGCTTCAGCAAATACAAATTTTTCTGTAATATTATTCATCTGTCTAATAAAAGCTGTCCAAACAGAAACTTCATAATTAATAACTACATAATCAGGAACAGTCACTGAATAATGAACTTTAGTAGGTCTTAATTTATTTCTAACTGAAAAAATATCATACTTATTCTTTGTATTATAACCACTTGCAACTGTTTTTCTTAAAACGCCGTCTATTTTATCTATTGCCATAGAAGAATTTTTAGAAAAACTTCCCCTTGAAATTGAAATTATTGGCACCATTATTTGTCGACTTTGCGGATCACGATACCATCCGTCTGCTTGTATGCTTCTCCATCTTTCCGGTGATGCAAAAATAACGGGGACAATTCTTACAACTCCATTTTCTTCAATGGTGGGCTTTATTATATTTTTAATATGATTGACTACTGCTGTATCTACATCTTCAAAAGTTATTGTAGTATATCTGACAGTATCATCATCACGCCTCAATTGCTCTATTCTATTTTCATATCTGTCAGCCATTATTGTATTCTTTCAGAAATATTAATTTGAGAAATATTTGTTAAATGTGCATTGCAAACAAAAGACCAATTTAAGTCTTGATCAGATCTTCCAGCAATATATTGATTTTCTGAAACGTGATCGACTTCATATAAGAAACTATTCCACTGTATAATATCACCATTCTCTGGATATACATTCTTTGATTTAGCTATTTCACGATTTATTGAGAATGTAATGCTTTGTAAAATATTTTGACCAAAATTAGTTTGATCTGCAGTTGAATCAGCTCTATTTATTAAGCAGTTTATTCTAACACCCGTATAATATTTTCTTGATGTGCTTTCTCCATAAATGTCATCAGGGTTTGATTCAGCTATTACAGTCTTAAATATCTGTATTTCAGTTTCTACAACATCATTTATTAATTCATTGTTGATGTTATAAAAAAAGCGAGCATCTCTTTCTGTTATAAATCTTGGCATTATTGTAAATCCTCAAATTTTGGTGCTTTGTTATCATTTTTTTCAAATTTACTTGCTGAATTTTCTATTATCAATTCAACTAAATGATCTATTTTTGTATTTAATCTTTTAACTTCTTCTTCCAATCCATCTACTTTCATAACATCAGAATACACACCTAGACAAAATCCAACAATACCAAATATAAAAGAGAAAGCTCCAATTATTTTTGCATTATCCTTTATTTGTTCATATAAAGATTTAGCTTTCTTTACAGTAATTTTTTGTTTTCTAGCTGGCATTTTTATCCTATATAAATTGGCAATGGCACTTTGTGCAATATTTTCTGCATGTTTTCATCAGTTTCATTTTTTGCTTCCATTTGTGCTCTTTTGCCTGATTTATCTAACATATCTCTTAATTCTTCAACTAATTTTTCTCTTTCATTTATTCCTTCACTTCTTAATGATTCACCATCGAGACTTACTTCAGAGTTTGGTATTGGAATATTTGGATATTTTCCTCTTATTCCGCCCAATGTAATTTTACAAGTTGCTAGAAAATATTTTCTTATCCATTGTCTTCCAACAGAATTTATATAAGAATATGTTATATTGCTATAAGGAACATTTGAAGGATCAGTTATTGTTCCCAATCCTGAAGGATCACCTGGCACGCCTGAACCGCTAACATATCCTGTGTCTGCCTCATCTTTGAAAACATAATGGAAAAATAAAGTATAATCTTCTTGAGGAATTGGAAATAGTCGTATTTGATTATTGATTATCTCAAATGAATATCCACTTTTTCTTATTTGATCGTTCAATTCAATCGCTTGCATTCTTAATAAATCTTCGTAAAGAGGTCTTAATACGTATGAAGTTCCTGCACCTCCAACTGTTCCACCTTCATTTGCACCAAATCCATAAAATCCCATATTGTAAGACCCAGGACTTGTTGGTAATCCCCATGGATCAAAATATCGTATTGATGCCGGAACCTTATAATGAAATATTTTTTTAATTCTTATATCTCTACTGCTTGCACTTGGAACTGCAAATAGAGCATTCAAATCATATAATTGAGTGCCTGCAGTCACAGGGATGCTTCCTGTATGCCATGTGACATCGCCGCCTGCGCCAACTTCTGCTCCGTATGGTTCAGAAAGTTTTATAACTCCGCCCAGACCGCCCCTTATTTGTCTTCCTGTCATGTCACTTGAAGTAGGGCTTCCTTGCAATGTTAACATATATTCTTTTATTAAATGAGCATTGATTTGTGCACTATATTCTGTCACTGCTTCTTCAAAAAATGAAATAAACATTGCATTTGATAATTCAACATCAATTGATGGAAATCCCAATCTGTGAGCTGCCCAATAAGTAGCACTTACTGATTCGCTTATAAATTGCGCATCTGTATCATAAAATCCAAAATCAGTTGAATCTGTGACTTCAGTTATACTGCAACTGCCTGGCCAGAATATTGATCCCGTAATTTGAACTGACATTATTTATCTCCCTTTGAAGCTAATTGTATATAATTATTGATCTTTGTAATTGCATCATCTACACTTTTAACTTTAGTTTTTCTAAATTTATAAGATCTCAATAAATGAGAACCTGAAAACAATTGCAATATTCCATCATTAGATAATGACATTCTGAAATATCTAGAGTTCTCTAGAATGCCGTTATACCAATCTTTTTTATCATCCAATGAAACTAATATGTATATAGAAACGTGTATAGCGCCACCTAAATCTGAATAATTAACTTTAACATAAGGGGCTTTAATTTTAGCATTCATTTTGCTTACTTCATTTTTAACACTATCAATATCAAATATTTTGGGCTTTGTTTCTTGTTGAGCATGATATTTTGTCCAAAGTTCTGTGCTATCAAGTTCGCTTATTACAATTTCTCTTAATTCATTTTTAGTCTCATTTAACTTTTTCCACATGTCTACTGTGTCTTGGCTAAATGGATCTAATTTCTTTTTTTCTGCCCATCGTATATATTTCAAATAATTTTGCTTATTCCACGTATATTCTAATATATTTTTAATTTCTTCTTTAATAATTTGTCTCAATTCCGATTTTTTCATCATTATATCTCCACCACTTTTGTTCCGGGTTTTGGAATGAAATTGAATTTTTTCATTACTGTAATTACAATTATGTCTATAGTGTCACCTGCTTTTTCTAATTCGGTGACAATATTTAAATCATCTTGCTTAATTAGCAGGCTGTCTCCAATATCTAATTTATTAAATATCAATTGTTTTCCTATTTCTGGTAGTGCTTTTTTTACTGTATTTATTATCTCTTCATTAGATGTTTCTCCCTCTTGCCTACCTTGTTGCTGTTTTGCGTGCGTTGTTGTAAAAACATCTGTTTTAATATTTATTGATTGCAATAATTTTGCTAATTTATCTTCTAATATTATATCTTTTAATTTCATCAACTCAACACCTGCGGTCTTTCAATTACTGTTTGTTTTATTCCTTGAAACGTATCGTGTTTTTTAATTTTACACTCTATAGTATGTTCTTTTTTATCATCAATGCCTTCTGAATAATTTTCTTCTTTTTTACTTAAAAATCTACCTTTATAAACTACCATATTAAAATCTTTGTCATACATTAAATACATATATGTTGTACCATATCTTGACTCAAAATTATTAACTTTATAAACAGTTAATTTTAAAATCTCTCTTTTACCTACAGTGCCTACAAAATCACTACCTGTTTTTATTTTATCCCAAGTGGATGCAGCTTTCGGCATTTGTGGTTTTTCTTCATATTCTGGTGTATTAAAAGTTTTTCCTTGCACAATATCTTTTACTCCGGAGCCTGCACCTCCTCCTTTTTCATAATGATATTCAAATTTAACTTCATCATATCGTATGATTCCGTTTCTATTCATATATAAAATTCTAGCTTTTCTTCTTGCTTTGCCTCTCCACTCACCGCCCGGATTAATTTCCAATTCTATAAAGAAAATCATTTCAGTGCCAGCAGGGGGGTTTATTTTGGATGAATAAGTGCTCATTGTTGAGTCAGCTCTTTTGTTATATACATTATAAAAATAATTTGCTTGCTTATCTGACTTGAATTTGCCATCACCATTTGACATCTTCCAGAAAAACAAAGCATTTGCTTTATCACCCCAGCTATAATATGAAACCATATCTTTATTGATTTCTTTTATTAAACTTTTTAATTTCATGCGCTGCTTGCACACTCCCAAGTTATTGTAAATGTTCCGTCAATATTTTTCTTTATATTAAAATTATAAAAACCATAGGGATTTTGAGAATATCCCAAAGATTCTTGAAAACTTATTGCTTTTTTATTGTCCCATTTTTTCTTTGAAATAACTTTCCAATGATAATAACTTCCTATTTTGTTTTTATCCCAATCTTCAACTTCTGGGAATTTTGATTCAATATCTTCTTTAATCAATTTTTTCTCATTTTGTTTATAAAACATTGCTATTTTAGATTTTAAACTATCTACATCATTAAATTCTTTTTGGCTCCATTCTAATAGCTGTTTTTTAGGCTTATAAGAATTTTTAATATATTCTAAAAATTTCTTTCTTTTTTTGTCAGGTATTCTTTTTATAAAGTTGACATATTTGTCATCAATATCTTCTTTCACAGTTTCAACTAATTTCACAGATATATTGTTTTTAGTGTCAACTAATTCTACATTTTCTACAACCATTTGTTCTGAAACAATTTCATATGTAGATTTCCAGGGTCTGAAAACTGTATCATTTGCAATGATTTCTAAAATAACATTTCCTTTATTTGATATGTTTGCAGTTGGAGAAATAACAATTTCGCACTGCTTATTATCATATTTTCCTTCAAAAAATAAGTTTACATTGCCGCTACCAGGAGACAGAATTAATCTTGGAGTTATTTTTGGGTTATCAGCTCCTTGAATTTCTATTCTACATTTAAAGGTTTGTGATTTATTTTTATGAAATTTTAACATTTTTATCTCCCATATAGTATAAATATAAAACTTTGCAATATTTATTGAAATGTAAACTGAAATACGAACCTAAATTCAACACTTTCACCATCATTTACAGTTATCCCAGCTGTCAGAAATCTGCTTATCATAAAGCAGTCCGTTGTAGTTATTGGATATGAAGTATCGTCTGAACCATATATTGCAACTTCATTAATATCAACAGAGCCACCACTTGAATTTGTAAATGTTCTTCTTACTGACCCCTGTGCAGATGATGTGACTGCTGATCTAGGTGCAAGGCTCTCAGACGCGTGGTTGCCATAAAGTAATCTACCTGATGTTGTTCCATTCTGTATTAATCCGATTCTAAAATCATCCAGTGTGACTGC